AATTACGTTAGATTTTCTGTATCCAACATCTATCTATCCATACTTTAATCTGAAAATATAAGTGCTATATCACTATGTACATATTTTTTAAATATTCCGTCCAGCTGTCAACGGGTTCAATATCAATTGCAGTTTTATAATTTTTATGAAAATAATTTAAAATACTCGTTTTACAACTACCTATATTACCATCAATAGTTATAATTGGCATTTTTATATTAAATTATATAATTAATTTTTATATATCATTTTTTTACAATCTTGCTATTCATAAATTTTTTAACGGTCGATAATGTTAATTCCTTTCCTTTTGATTTTATCAATTTGATAATAATACTATTTAGAAATAATTCTAATTTATTACATATTTGTTTTAAAGCTCCTTTTGTTATTTTAACTTTAAAATGTTTGAATACTTTCGCTAATTTAACTTTTAATATTCCGCTTACTTTTTTACATTTAGCTAATTTAAATGAAGCGGAACGTTTTCTAGATTTTGCACCACCATCTTGAATATTGACTGTGGAATGTAATGCGGGTCTCACTAAATTTTCGTTAAAATTTATATTCATTATGTCAGAACCTTGATTTTCTTGCTTATACATGGGTTCTTCTCCTCCAAAAAAGGCTAATGTATTGGAAGCACTCCCCCCACTCATGCATTTATTTTTGCTGAAACATAAAGTGGTAATATATTTCCTTATAAATACCATATGTTTATCTAATATTTTCTTAACACCTGCTTTTAATGATATTAATGCAGCAATCGCGACAAAATTAAATATTACCCTATCAATATATTTAGATAATAGCATTATTATTTTATCTTGATTCTTCACTTTTTTTTTAGATTTTATGTGATTTAAAATTTCACTAGCACAATATTTTATTTTCTGACAATTCGACATATAACAGTTACTACTATATAAAATGAAAATAAATATATATAATAAGAAGAATGGAATATTTTAATTTTAATCAAGATAATCCTATATCCGAATTAATAAACGGTAGAGTTAATGCTACTGATAATAGTTATAAAATTCAGCAAAGTATAGATAAGGCAACAGAACATCAAACAAATATTATATCTCGCAATTTAAACTGTACAGGGGTGTCAAAAGTATATTTTTCAATGGAGAATATTGATATTTTACAAACTGGTATTAGAAATAAAATATTAAATGATACTAATGGTCAATATAGTATTGGGCGACAAAAAGACAATGAGCTCAAAATTGTGATGCGCTCTATTTATTTCCAACATGCTAAAAATCAATCTACAAATATAACACAACAAGTATTGGAATTAAATACGCGCGTAATTGAATGGTGCGTTCCTGAAATAATATCGAATATAAAACAATCACAGCGATATATTAAAGATATCAGTACAATGCCAGTGCCTCTCGAAAGATCTGTTTTACCTTCAAGAAAAGGGTTAAAAACCCTTGATGTAACAAATATTAATTAAATAATATAATATTATAGAAGTATAGATATAATATATGAGTAGTTACGCAGACACTGCATGGGGTTATGACATTGACAATATTGGATATGAACCCGGAACAACTAATCGTTTTGTGCCAGACCCGAAGGAATTAAAGTTATTCAAAGAGGAAAAAAGTAATATGTATAAGGGAACGTGGATGATATGTTTAGTATATGGTCTTTCCGCTCTGACATTACTTGGAGTCGTATTTTTAACTGACTGGGGAAGAACATATGTGTATGAAAAATTCTTACCAGCGGTATTAACTTTTGTTATTGGCGCAATATTTATAATAGTATATTTATTATTTTCTATATTTGCTTTGCAGCCGCGTAAAATAGGAAAAGGATTTGATACAACTACGTCGTGTCCCGATTATTGGAAATTACAGCAAGTCGATTCAGTTCGCCAAGATGCTATCATAAATAATAATGAGAAATATGATGCTAATTCTAATTGCCCAGAGTCTTCTGTATCCGGCACTGGTTGTGACCTAACAATAAATCGCAATGATAAATATCATATAAAAGATAGAAACAAGAACTCAATTGTAACTAATGAGTCTAAGCACATAAAGTTTAAATGTGTTCCAGATCCAAATGTATTAGGCGACAGCATATATAAATATAAAAATATGAAAACACAATTGGATAATACTGATGTAACATATTACGCCAATACATATGCGAAAGCGGGTAATAGACTAAATACACAAATATCACAAGATGATGGAGGTTCAGGTGGGCCTATATCAGCAATGTCACAAACTGATAAAGGAATCTCCATGTTTAATAAAAAAGAATTAGAAGAGGATGGTACCTTTTTATATAAAAACACAAAAATAATAAAATCTGGGAGAGATTCTAATGGAAACGATATTAAATATAACCAATATATTGACGGGGTTGAGGCGAGTGATAAATTGCTAAAATATGCTAGCTTAACCGGTGCTTATAAAAGTGATTGGAAACGAACTGCCGCAGAATTCTCATCGGGTATAGAAAGTAAACCATTCAAAGGGTCATTGTTTGTTGATAAAAATTCAACTTATGGAAAAAATCCGTTGATATGTAACGAAATATATCCAGGTTTATTGGATGAATTAGAAGATGTAGAAGGGGAAGATAAATTAAAATGCGAATTAGCTAAAACATGTGGTATATCTTGGAGTAAATTAGATTGCAATTAAAACGCATAATTCTTACATATTCCAAATGTTTTTCTATGAAAATCGGTTATTCCATTCTTATGAATAGCATCAAGATGTGATTTAGTTCCATAACCCTTATTTTTTTGTATATCATATAATTTTAATATTTCATTATTAATTACAAGTTCTTTAATATATTTAGTATGATAATCCTTTGCCAATATAGATGCGGCTGCTATTGTTAAATATTTTGAATCTCCTTTGGGTACACATTCAAATTCTATCATATCGTTATCATATCCAGGTGGAATATATGGTTTAAAATTAGGACCATCAATATATAAATAATCAATATTGCTCTTTCTATATGCTATATCAATTGCTCGGTGCATAGCCTTAATGGTTGCATTTAATATATTAATATCATCAATTTCTTTTATAGAAGCTTCACCAATTCCATATGTTATACAATTTTCTTTGATATAGTTTGCGAGAAAATCACGTTTTTTTTCGGATAGTTTTTTTGAATCTTTAATTTGTTTATAATTATCATCTGGGAATTCATATGGTAATACGACACAAGCTGATATTACAGGACCAATAAAAGTACCTCTCGCGACCTCGTCAACACCTGCTACTAGTCTGGTTTTATCTGGTAATATATATTGTGTATCGGTCATATCTTTAAAATTAATGCGTTTAATTCTTTAAATATAATATATTTTATAATTATGAAGGTAAATCATTTTTTCATATTTTCATACCCTCTTGGCGTAATTGGATAACGCGTTCGACTTCTAATCGAAAGATTGTGGGTTCGAGTCCCATAGGGGGTATAAAAATATTATTATATATATTAATAATATGTGTATCTTAGTGTGCAATTTATTTTTTAGAATATATGATTATTGCGTATATTGTATAAATAAATATAACGATGAATGCAGAGAAGAGCAAGAAATGCTATCTCTATTGAATGAAAATCCGTATTATGCATTAGAATAGTATTTATTTTTTCATAGCACAAAACATTTTACCATTACCAAAATTATCACCAATATAACAATGATGTGTGTTTTTCATGTTTTCTATTATATTATTAATGTAAGACTCATTATCTATATTGTCAAAATCTTCAACAGGCTGTGGCCAATAAATTATTAATATTCTGTTGAAATTTAATAAATATTTGGCGAATTTTTCATGTGTTTCTAAATCAGTTTCTGTTAATGAGTAAGTTGCTATAAAATTGATATTTGGCAAATTTACTATATATTTTTCACTTTCATTTTGGTTACATGGCAAAAGATTAGTTCCTTTAATTATTTCATTATTTTCATCGTCCAATATATATTTTGTTTTAATATTTCGTTTATCTATAAAATATTTCTGTAATACTACCATCAAAGGCAAATCGTATATAATATGTTTTCCTTGAAATTTTAAATTGTTTAGTACATCAGCCATTTGCCCTGTTCCTCCACCAAATTCAAATATAACTTCATCCGATTTTTCCAAATCTAACTTTAATTTATTAACCAATATATATATTGACCATACTTGTGCTACTCTATCAAGTTGTACATTATCATATAATTTAACACCTATTGGACCATAATCATTATTAAATATTGCCGTTTTATAAAATATACATTCTGTATTTTTTTTTAATAAATTTAATTGTAATTTATTTTGCAGGCTATCTTCGGGCCAAATGAATATATGTGGTTTAATTTCATTTACTCTAAACAAGTCTATGTTTTCATTTTCTAAATAATATCTAAGAGTTTTAGTCATATCATCCCATCCACCAGATGATTTAAAATTTTTATAAATAATTTTGCGTATAAT